CATTGCCGATGTACACGCCTACGTGCCCCGACATAAATACCAGCACACCGGGTGTGTCAGGCATGGTGCCAATGTCTCCACGCTCCTTGCATACAGACCGCATACCGTTTGCACTCACATCTTGAGCCGCATTATACACAGGCTTTGCTGTTGGTGTATCGCTCCAAAGATACCCCTTAATCAATCCCACGCAATCGTGTACCCGCTTGCCGTACTGAGCTGTAAAATTATCGTAAGGAGTACCCTCCCAGGCATAGTATTTGGGATACTGCTTGACCCTTGACTGATACAGCGCCGCTGAGCCAATCAGCCCAAACGTGCCGTACCAGTAGGGCAGCCCCAGCTGATCCCTGGCGTATGCCACAAGTCCTGCGTTTGTTTTGCTCATTTGCTCTCACCATCCTTTGACCTCATCACATCAATAATCTTATCAAATATTTTTTTGACAGGATCGGGCATAACTCCCATAAGCGCCGCATTTTCACAGATTGAGATAAGCTCTGAGGCACAAAACGCTATAATTACTGCATTACGTATGTAGTCACAGCCTAACAGCACGTCAGCGTAATGGGCACATACTACAAGCAGTATGGTGCAGATTTTTTTAATCAGCCCCTGCCAGCAAGCCTTTGAGGACAAGGCTCCGCTTTCAGTTTTGGTTGATTTTTGCCAAAAAATGGCGCAGGCAAGCCCTGTGGCAAAGTCCGTGGCCATAAAAATAATAAGCACGATGATTGCACTGTCCCAGCCGCCCAGGGCTGCCGAAACAGCCCCGCCTATTGCACCGATAATGGCGCATACATATGTTTTGATGTCCATTGACATTTTCATTCTCCCTTTATTAAACGTTAAATCTTGCAATGTCCGCATTGTAGTTGTTTAAGATTTCAATTTGACTTAGCGCACGTTCATAATATGCGACACGATAAAATTTATACGCACCTGCTGAATAATATGAACCACCACCTCCGACACAACCGATATAGGGATAAACGTTTGATTTTTTATAATCAGCTAACGCCAAAATTTCCGATCCAACCATTGTACCGTTAACATAAAATATAACGTTTTCACCGTTGTACGTTAATACAATGTGATATTTGGTATTTTGTTCGTAACTTCCGCCATTGATATATTGATATTCGTTTGATGTACCGTTGAAAATTCCGAATCGAATTGTATTATTTTCGGTGAACAGCCCAAATCCCGCACGGTTAAAATTATTTATGATATCATTTTCCGACGTGTCGCCGCCTATGATCTCAAAAAATAATTCTATTGTGAAATGGTCACTGTCAAATGTGTTAGGAATACGCAATGCGCTGTCTGCTCCTGTTTCTTTAACATAGTGATTTGTGTTGATTAACGTGTTACCCGTATCAACCGCATAACGTCTCATTACAGCGTTGTTAATCATATCAATCCAGTATGCGCCGTTTGCAGTATGATGTTGACTGTAATTATAAATACCGTCAAAAAACAACTTTGAGCCCGTTGCATATCCCAATTTTACGGGAGTTATCGCACTTGCTTCACCTCCTTTCACACTGTGCTTAAAAACCGCCGCACTGTCATTCTTGGCAGCGATCTGCACCGTTCCCGTGCCCGTGACATATACAGTGTCAATGTCCCTCATGTGCATGTAGCTTATGCTTTCCCCGTCAGCAACGGTGATAACGCCGTCATCTCCCGACACAGCGCCTCTTTCCACGGACACAAGCACATCTCCTCCCGATTTGTTGTGCACCTCAAACCCCCGATAATCCGAGCCGAATTTCACGGCACATTCCGTCCCGTCAAGAACGACCTCGGTAAAGCGTGTGCCGCCTTTTACGATTTTTTCCATGTTTTTTCCTCCTTTTGATTTAAAAATGCCCCTGCGGTTTTCAGAGGGCGTTTTAGGTTGATGATTGAGTACGCATATACTCAATGTATATATCTTGTGTGACCTCGTTGATTTTTTTCAAAAGTTCATCACCCTTGAAAGGGGTGTAATACCAGTTATTTGCTGTAAACATGGGCGTAAAACTGCTGCTTCCGGTATTGATATAGTGGTCGGCGATTTCGCCGTTAACGTTATATAGCGTTTGCTCACTTTGATATTGATATTTAACTTCCACCCGCACATTCCAGTTATAAACTTCCGGTGCAATAGGTTCGAGTTTACCAATAGTATTAGTAACTCGCTTTTCTGATAAATACACGCTATCAGTTTCAGCGTCATAATTATAACTTTGTGACACATACTCAAAATTATTAAAAATCGGGTTATCCACATATAAAATACTTTCACCTTGCCCATATCCGAACGCAAATGCGGGGTGAATATACCGTGAACTTTCGTAAACGAACTCTTGCCCCGATTTGTTTGTTGACGTACTATAATACGACGCAATCGGATAATAATACCCTTCGGGCAGTTTGACAAGCCTGAACCAATAATCCCCGAATATCGGAGCATCAACAATAGGTGTCTGAGCCTTGAATACCTCTATCATGTCGGAAACGGTTCCGCCGCCCGAGCCTCCCCCCATAAGTGCCTGTGCAATAAGACCGCCGTGCAGTTTCATGTTATTCCTCCTTGTAAACTCTTTCCCATCTGGGATTTGACCGCTTGCTGCCCTCAATGTCATAAGACACCGTAACGGTATATTTTTCATATTCGTTTACAACCTTTCCTTCCGCTCCCTCTTCGATCCTTTCCGATGAAATAAGGGAGCATGCGCAGAAAACGTCACCGCCCTGAGAGAAAAGACCGTCTCCCAGGGAGCTTACGGGATAATCAGCCACTGTTCACCGTCTCCTTTCCGTCCGTAAGAATAACGCCCTGATATTTGGTGTAAATCATTGTCCCGCTTTTGCCGAGAGCTGCTTTGCCGTCAAGCTCTCTGAGATTTCTCCCTCTTGTGCCGATCTCCGAAGAGGAAGGTTCCGGGTTTGCGACCTCCGCATATATGCCGGCGCAGCTTATGCTTGCCGTAACCGAGCCTGCACTAAGGGAGCCACTTCCCGCATAGACAATATCTCCGCCTGTTGGAGGAATACCGTCAAGCCTGCATTTTTCGCACCTGTACGCCTTGTGAGTGTACCCTTTCGCCCTCTCCCATATCTCCGCACACCCCTCATCAGTAACAAGGGAAGAAGAGACACTCAGGCTGTCGTACTTCCTCGAAGCATCTCCCCGTGTAAAGGTTTCCCCTTCACCGTCCGTACATCTGATACCTGCCGCCGTAAACTCGCAGCCCATATCGAGTACCGTGTGAGCGTCCGCATTTGCCGAGCCTGAACTATTGCCATAGGGGAGAAACTGTAAATTACAGTCGTCCGTGATGTACCATATTCCGCAAACCCCTTCCGATATTTTCGTCAGAATATCCGCACATGTAATGTCCCGAAGCTCCCCCTTCGGATATGTGGAAAGCCATGAGGGAACGCCGCCCCAGCCTTTAAGCTCTCCCACCGTATCGAGAATAAGCGCCATAACAGTACCCAGGGGCACATCATCAGGCACGGAGCCGTCAAGGCTGTCATAGGGGAATGTCTCATCGGTAAAAGCCATTCTGTCAAGGCATGTTACCGTAACAACCCCGCCGCTTTGGCTTCTGCTGTCAATGTAGTATTTCCCAATACCGGAAACACCGCCTAAAATAACGGGAGCCGCCCTGTAAGCATAAAAGGGAGCAGGCACCGTAAAGGTAAGCTGTGAGGTGCATATCCCCGAGGTCCCCGTACCGCTTACAGCCTTTGTAAGGGTGATGCCCCCGAAGCTTTCCTGCTTTGCTCCTCCCACCGTAAGAGTCAGGCTAAAGTCCGCCGCCGAGAGGCATAAGCTCTGATGCGGCGGCATTGAAAGAAACGCTGTACCATTTTCCCATATGATTTGCGCTGATAAGCTCCGCCGAAACGCTGCTTATCTTCACATTGCCCTTGTAGTCGGGGCATTCCATGTAAATATTCCGGGGAGCAAGAGCGGCAAGCAGAGCGTTCTTGTCCTCCTCGGAAAGCTTGCTTACCTTAAAGCCCGCCGAGAACCGAATGCCCTTGTAGGCGGTAATGTTTTTGAAGTCGTAATTCTCGAAATTTTCCGCCTCGACCTCCTCCCATGAAGGGGAGTAGCCGCTTAAAAGCTTCCACTCCGTTTCACCAAGCTTTAAGGCATAACCGCCGTTAAAGTTCTTTGACATCTTATCACTTCCTTATCTGCTGTCCGAAAGCATGCCCTTTCGCATAAGCTCATTGAGCGTGCTTTCAATAATGGTTTTTCCCGCAACGTTGATAACAACCCTTGTATCGCCGCTGTAATAGCCGCCCTTGTCCGCTCCCGACTGTGTTTTTGCGGCCTGATTCATTGCAGCCGGCTGCAATCCGGTCCTCTCCGAGCTTTCGGAGAAATCCGAGGACATAAGCCTGAGCGCCCGTGCATCCGCCATAGTGCCGTTTATTCCGTCAATATACGCCTTTGCGGTAAGAACGCCCTGCTCATACGCATCCTTCGGCATATCCCCGTAAATTTTCTTAATGCCCTCTTTTGCCGTATTATCGGCAGCGTCAAGGTCGCTTTGCACTTCACCCCTGGCAGCGTTCTCCGCCTCCTTAAGAAAAGCTTCATAGTCCTTGTAATAAGCCGCTCTCTGACTGTCTGACATTCGCAGAAGCTCTTTTATATATCCCTGCCTGTCTCCGCTGTCATAGCTCATTGACAAGATCTCCTCCATAAGCTCATCGGAAATATTCGTCTCCTTAAGCCTTGCAAGGTCCTTCTGATATGCCTTAAGCTCCCTTGTCTGCTTTTCAAAATCGGAAAGGATAAGCCTTTCGGTGCCCGATTTGTCCGTGACCTTGTCATCTATGAAATCGGCAGAGGATATAAAGCTGCTTTTCGCCTTTTCGTAAGCCTTCTGTACGTCCTCATAGGTCTTTGTGATATTGTCCGTAATTTCCTTTGAGGATTTTTCCCAGGCTGTAAGGTTTTCCTTCCTTACCTTCCTGTCATAATCGGCTATCTTGTCGGCGGCATATTCCGAGATATCTATTTGCTTCCGGGCAAGCTCCTCCGTAAGTGCAAGATATTTCCCGTTGAACTCCTCACGGGTCGTCTCCTCGTTTTTCAGCTCCTCGTAAAGAGCATCAAAGCGTTTCTTAGCATCGCTTGTCTCTTCCTTAAGAGCATTTTCCCTTGCCTTCGCTTCGGTTTCGCTGAGCTTCTCGTAATGCTCCGTAACCTTGTCGTACATTTCGTGCCACTCTTCGCCGTCATCATCCATGTACATTTCAAGGGTCTTTTTGCGTTCCGCCCAGTACTGTTCTTCCGTGACCTTGTGGGTCTTGTATCGGTGCTCCAGCTCTTCAAGAGCCTTTCCCAGTGCCTCCGATTTTTTAAGAACTCCGTCCTTGCCGTCATCGGGAGCACTTTCCGCATCGGGGATATCGATATCCGCCGCCTCCTCCGCAATGTCTGCATTGGCATCTTTAACAGCATTTGCGGTATCTTCCGCTTCTTCTTTGAGAGTGTCCTGTATCTTCTTGTATTTTTCGGGTATCTCTCCCTTTTTTTCCTCAAGCCTTTTCAGAGACTCTTCAAGCCGCTTTTCGGCTTCCTCCTGTGCCGTCAGCACAGGCGTGTTGTCCGGTTCAAGTCCCAGCCATTCCCTCACCGAATTGCCCAATGCCTTGCATTTCTCTTTTATATTCTCGCTGCTTGCGATAATAGCATCAGCCATGCCGTATACTACATTATCGCCCACTTCACGCCAGTCAATTTCCTTAATGGCGTCTCCCATTGCCTTGAATATCTCGGGCACTGCGGAAAGAAGCTGCGGTATTGCCGCAATAAGCGCACTGTTCAGAGACAGCATAAGCTTCGGCGCCGTTTCCATAAGAACGGGGAAGCTGTTTACAAGTCCCTCCGCAAGCGCCGTAATAAGCGTTACAGCAGACTCAATAAGCACATCGACGTTATCGACAAGTGCCTGTGCAACTCCCATAACAGCTTCTACAGCAGCCGGAAGAAGCTCCGGCACCGCCTCCGCAATGCCGTTTATAAGTATTGCCGTCATTTCCGTAATGCCCTCCGCAAGCTCGGGAAGCGCTTCAACAAGTCTCTGTGCAAAATCTGTTATAAGTGTAACCGCAAGCTCCGTAAATTCGGGGAGCCTTTCCATAACCCCCCCTGCAAGAGCCGCAAATATCTCACCGATACTGTCAAGCAGCTGTGGGAGCATGTCGGGAACCGCCGCCGCAATGGTATCCCCTGCTTCGGGAAGTGCCGATGCAATGCTGTCAAGCACAGGCGCAATGTTGTCCTTCACCGCACCGAATGCGTCAACAACATTCTGTGCAAGCCCCGTAACGTCCGCCTCGCTGTTTCCAAGTCCTGCCATAAGGCTTTCCACAGCCGAGGTAAGGAGTCCTATGGAGCCGCTTACCGTCTCCCTTGCTTCTCTCTCAAAATTGCCTGCATACTGCTCCGTGTTTTCAAAGAAGTACTGCATGGCTATCTCAGCCTTCTCGGCATTGCTTGCGCTTTCCCATGCAGTGTCAAAGCCTTTTGAAAGAGCGTATGCTTTAAGAGTGGTCGCATTCATGGCAACGCCCAGATTGTCCATCATGGTGTAGTTACCCTTAGCCGCTCCCGTTACGGCTTCAAGCGCGTCCTCGGTGTTTATTCCCATAACGGACGCCATGTCAGCCGCTCTCTGCATAGCCTGCGCCGTAAGCTCCAGGGAACGTTCCTGCTCTACTCCCGACCCCTGAAACAGTGCGCCCATTTTGTTGGCAGTGGCAAGATATTCCGACTGCGAGGTACCCATTACCTTATAAGCCTCTTCCGAGGATTTCTTTATACTTTCCGCATACTCGCCAAATACGGCATCAGCACCGCCCAGATTCTGTTCAAGCTCACCGTATGCCGTAACAGCACTTTTACCAAGCTCGATAAGAGCCTGTGAAGCCTTCATGATAACGTCCGCAAGCATGCTTACCGCATTTGAAGCAAGTATTGCCTTCATGGTATCGCCAAAGCTGCCTGCGGAAACTCTCGCCGCTTCCTCCTGCGCCCGTGCAAACCTCCTCACAGTGCTTTCGGCGCTTGCTATCTCCCTCTGATACGCCCTGTAATATTCGGCAGAGATATCGCCGCTTTGGAGCGCCCTGTTCATAGCCTCCTGCTGTGACCTGAGCTGCGTGAGCTTCTTTTCCGCTTCCTTTGCGGCTTCTCCCATGACCTGCAGGCGCTGTGCGGCAAGCTCACCGTTTTCGGGGTCAAATTTAAGCGCCCTGTTTATCTGAGAAAGCTCCGTGTTAAGCTTTCTCGACTCCGCATCGATCTCCTTTATGGCATCGTTGAGAGCCGAGGTATCGGCGCCGATGCTTGCAACAAAGCTGAATGATTTTGCCATAAGCTTTTCCCCTTAAGAATAAGGGAGCAAACATTCCGTGTACAATGCCTACTCCCTTCATTTGTTATCCTTTGTGCCCCTGTTAAGGCATTATCAGCGAATTGTCCCATTAAGTAGTGTAGTAGTTGAACCTTTGGGATTTTTCCGAAAATATCAGCCCGTAAGCTCTGCGTCCGTGTTATCAGCAGGAGGAGTAAAGATCCTTACCGCCTTGTCATGCTCCGTAACATACGCAAGAACACCCGTGCTGTTAAGTGTCTGCGACGCATATGAACAGGGGAGAGGAGTAACCGCTCCCGGCTTGAAGTCGATAGTAAGACCCGATATATTCTTGCCTATGGAGTAAATGCAGATATCTCCCTCCGCCGTGTCGGGGTGAACAAAAAGAACGTCATATGCCTCGTCCTTCTTGTTTGCAATGCCGCCAAGGCTTGCTATCTTGAGCTTGCCGTCTGCACTCTCACCGTATTTCGACATGGGATAAACCTGCTCAATGACCTTAGTGTTGGGGTTAAACAGGGAGAATGTGGAGGTTGCCTTTTCGTCCTGCACATCATCCACCTTAAGAATGCCCATGTCGTCCTGGTCGGAAAGCGCCGTAATGGTTGAAGCGAAGCTGTAGCCGCCCTTAAGCAGTCCTATCCAGAACTCGGGAGCCGCAAGCTCCTTTAAATAGGCTTCTATGGCGGCAGCCTCTTCCGCAGTGGGGTTCTGAATATTCGCAGGTGCGGGATAAGCCTTTGCGTCGTTGTGCTTTCTGAAAAAAATATAGCCCGACTCTTTAAAAACTCTGTGTGAAACAGCAGATGCCATTGTTTATCCTTCCTTTCATGTTTCATATTCCACAGCCGTAAGATAACCGCAGTTTGCGCCGAAGCTCTGCTCTTCAACGTTTACGGAAGGGACCCCCGCATTCTTTGCAATAAGATTTAAGAATTTGTTGCGTACAGGGTCGTCCTTGCTTTTGGTAAAAAGCTCAATGCGGTATACTCTGCTTGCTGCAATAACGTTCATAACCGCTCCCGTGTCGGAGCATTCCAGCACCGATGAGGGCGTCAGCACAACGGCATAGGGAAATTCCGTATCATCGGGAAAATATTCCTCTGCCGCCGTTATGCCGTTATCCTCCAGGAGCTTTACTATCTCATGCGCCTTCATTTGCCGTGTCAAGGCTCTCCGCAAGAGTGCTTACGGAGTAGCGCAGAGGCTTGAGTTTGGAAATGTCAAGGAGCAGGAAAGCGTTGTTGTCAAGCGCCATGCCGGCTCCGTAAAGCTTTGCCGCATACACTCTGTTGTCCTCCAGGAACTGTACGCTGTCGTCATACTCTATCTTACCGCCCTGAGCAGTGCCCAGAGGAGCAAAATATCTCTTGCCGATACCGATAACAGCCTCGCCCTCTGCCACAAATTCCGACTGAATGACCTGAGTGGGAACGGGGAGTATTCCCGAAACGTAAGTGCCCGCAGGCGCAAGCATGGTCGTTGCAGGCATTACCTTCCTGAAGTAGTCAACGGGATTTACAACGAGAATAAGACCCGAAACCGTTCTTGCCGCTCCCGTCTCACTGTTTACGGCCAGCTGCGAAATAAGGCTGCCATAGGATTCGGGGTCAAAGCTTGTTACCTTGACAGGGGCCTTTCTGGTGTATACACCGTCCTGCACGACTGCATTCTTGCCTACAATGCGGTCCATGCCTACAGGTTCGTCCTTGCCCGTGCCGCTGATATAGCCCTTCTCCGCACCGCATGCAATGGCTTCCGAAAGGATAGCTCTTACATAGCGGTCAAGCCATACGGGTCCCAGGTCAAGCATAGACTTAGATACGGGAAGGAATGCGCTGAGCTTGTACAGACCTGAGTCAATTTCCTTGACAGCGCCCGCAAGCTCCTTTTTGTAGCCTTCCGTAAGCTTGCCCCATACAGCCAGCTGAACGCCGCCCGCATTGACTATCATCTTCACCTTGCCGTTTGTGTTTCTGAAGTCCAGGGCTGAAAGCAGCGGGTGCTGCTTTGCAATGTCGTCGAATACGCTGTCAATGGTTGTTTCGGGCATTGCAATTTCAATGTCCGTAAGCGCCATTTTGGGATCGGGTGACTTCATTGCATCAACAAGGCTGTTGTAATACTTTATCTCCTTGCTTGTGAGAACTCTCAGCCCTCTTGCAGCAAGAATAGAAGCGTCCTGCATCTGCTCGCTGTTCATCGCACGTGCTTCTTCAAGTATCCTTTCTGAAACACTCTGCGCAAATTCGCTCATAGCTTCCATGGCAGCCTTGTCGTCTCCGCCCGACACCGCATTTGCAAGCTTACTGCTGAGCTTTTCGTTTTCCTGCTTGATAAGATCCAGTGATTTACTCATGAATATATCCTCCTTTTATTTTATTCGGTGCTTTCATTGTACCACACTTTTTCCCCTGTGAAATATCAGAATACGCCGTGTCGGCATCTTCTCCCGTTTCATGCTTAGCCGTCACATTCCGAAGCTCTCAAAAAACTTATTAAGAAGCTCTGTTGTGTTCATCATAGGAACCTGTGCATTTTCTGCACCCGACTGCAATTCGGCAATCTCGGCAGAAAGCCTTGCCACCTGTTCCTCCAGCCTGTTCATTCTGCAGGACGCAGCCGAATCCGCTCCCATGCGCATCATGGAATCGGGGGAGTCGATTATCGTATCGCACAGACCGTACTCCATGCATCTGTCTGCCGTGAGCCAGCTTTCCTTCCCCATAAGCTCCCTGAGCTTCTCCTCGGATATCTTCCCCTTTGCATGCCCCAGATAAGCGTTTACGGCAGCGCTTGCCATAATGTCAAGGTCGTCCGCAAGCTTCCTGTGCTGCTCTGCATTGCCACTTGCCTGCGCCCACGGGTTATGTATCATCATCAGACCCGATTCATTCATGACGACCTCATCGGCGGCCATGGCAATGACCGTGGCAATCGAAGCGGCAATGCCGTCAATATACGCAGTCTTTTTCGGGCACTCGAAGGCTTTTATCTGTGAATATACCGCAAGACCCGTGCTCACATATCCGCCTCTGCTTGAAATGTGTATCTCAAGCTCTGAAACTCCCTCAAGCTCGCTGAGCCTGTCCCTGATGAATTTTTCCGAGGTCTCGCTGACAATTACCGTGCCGTTCCAGAAATCATATTCATCGGGGCCGATATCGTCATAAAGATAAATATAGCCTTTCTTCTTTTCGTTCGCCTGCATTTTCACCATGCTTTCTATCCGCATGGAGCCGTTAAATGTTTTCATCTCTGTTATCCTCCTCCTGTGTGCCCTCATGGGCATAATTTTTTGTAAGTGTGTACTCATCCGCCCATTCCTCGTTTATCCGAGGCTCGGATATCTTGCGCCTTATCTCATTGGTGCTAAACAGGCCCGCTCCCTTGAGCTTGTCAAGGTCTCCCGCAATGGAAAGAGCGTCAATGTGTTCTATCCTGCTTGTATCGGCGCTGATATAGGAGCCGTTCAGAAGCTCCCTGCCGTATCTTACCCTGTTCATGCCCTCCGTTATCATGTCAAGCAGCGGGTCAATGCAGAAGGTAAGAAAATTCGATACAGCCGTCTTTGTGTCCGCAACTGTTCCCAGAATAAGAGTGGGCGGTATCTTGTGAGCCTGTGCCTCCGTGGTAAGAGACTGGGCAAGTACCGCCGTGATGTCGCTTACAATAGAGGTTTTCTGCCCCATGTTTCGTGTCTGCGGCGTGTACTTTGCACCGTTGTTAAGGGTAAGCACCGCATTAACGCTGTCAAAGTAGCTTTTGAATTTCTCGTTTATCTGCCTTGATATCTTCCCATAATCCTCATCATTGCCCATCTGCATGGCGCTCATTTCGTAGGTGCCGTGTTCTCCGCCGTCCTTGCGGTACTTGTCTATGGCAAGCCCCAGGGTCTCACCGAGCACCCTCTGTATGCCTCCTGCAAGGCTGTGAGGGCGCATTCCCTCGGGCAAGGTAAGATGTATTGCCGTGGTGCTGTCATAGGCCCCCGCAAGCGTCATAGTGCCCCTGGTGACGTTCGAGTATACAGTGGGGAGCAGCGCATATTCCTTTGTGCTGAAGCTGTCGGCAATTATCGCCCTCCCTCCCACGGGAACGATAAGCGCCTCGCCGTCTGTATACAGCCTGTATATAACCTCCCTCCAGAACTCTGTTGAGGTCTGTGAGGGATTCGGGGAGACGTTCCACAAATAATATTCCTCTCCGAATATCTCCCTGCCGTTCAGAAATGTGCGAAATTCGCACTTGCTTACAGCGGATGCAATAAAGTCCCTGCATAAGAACTCCGCTGCCCTCATAAGTCCCGCATCGATTTCCGCCGGAGCATAAGAGGCACCGCCCGCAACACTGTACTCCGTCATTGCGGGATCGGCTGTTTTCTGCCCTGTAAGCCTTGCAATAATTTCCTTAAGTCCCATAGCGCACCGCCCTTTTAAAGTCTCGTGTCGATATTTCTGTCAGAAAGACCGACAACCGCACAGGGGGGAAACGCCGTGTATATCTCCTGAACACTTTCCAGCCTGTAGGTCTTGCCACCGATAACAGCGCACTTCATTTTTCCGAGAAAGCCGGGAGCCGTAAGGGGCACGCATATGACCCTCGTGTACTCCGCCTGTATCTGCCTTGCTTCAAATATCCGCTTGAAGGTAAGGTTGCGCTCGGCGAAATAAAACCGCCTGCCTTTTTCCTTGTCGGGTTCACCCTTGCGGGTAAGCGGATAGAACCATACAATGCCGTCCTTGAAGCATTCCGCGTCAAGACTGTTGCGTATCTTCTTCAACCGTTTCCGCCTCCCTGAGAATAAGTCTCGACGTCCTTGCAAGGAGCTGCAGCTCCATCAGCGAGGATATCCATTTATCCTTAAAAATTTCCGTGCTGTCACTGCGTGCATACAGGCACCAGTTGTAAAGGAGATCCTTTGCGAACTCGTCCGAGACGTAGCTTATTTTCTGCCCCATGGCAATAAGGTCAAGGTATCTTACGCCCGAAAGAATATACTCCCTCATGTTTTCCCGTTCCTTATCATCGGCGCTTATGTCATCGCCCACTCTCATGCGTGCAAAAAATTCGTCCGAAAGCATTTTAATATCATCCTCTGTCATTTTACCGCTCCTTTCCCCGATGCTTTGTATCAGTATAACACAAAAAAACTCCCGCGAAATATCAGAATAGCAGGCTGTGCCTGCATCCTATCGTTCAGACGTTAAGTCCGTAATATTTCATTTGCGGCTCGGTAACGCAAGCTTCACGGAGCCGCAAATCCGACAGGCTGTGCCTGCGCCCTCCCGTTTGGGTGTTGAGTCCGTATTTCGCTACGTGTCAAGCCTTTATATAAAAAAGCGGAAGCCCACAGACTTCCGTGTCCATAGACCTCCGCTCCCGGTTTATTTCAGTATCTCCCGTACAGCTCTGTAAAGCTCCGCTCTTGCATCCTTCTGTGCCTTCCTGATATGCTCCGTGCCCTCGTATTTTCCGCCATGGGGCATCTTATGACCCAAATCAATCAGATGAGCAATGGGAGCGTCGGTTTTGTTGCATGCAACTATTACAATCCTGTTTCCGCCGTTTTCGTTCTTTGTCCTCAGCTTCCAATTCTGCTTGTATCTCCCGCTCATTCCTCTTGTATATGCGGCATACCACGCACCCCTTGCGGTTTTGTTTTGGTATGGTTTTCTTTGGGGGGATGAATTGATTATCTGATTAAGCATTTCCTTTGATATGCGTTTTGCTTCTTTTTTCATTTCCTTTTTCACTTCATCCGTATATTTTCCATAAGCGGTCACAAGGCCAATTTGAGCTTCATTTTCGTTCGCATTTGCCATATTATCATCCTCCCGAAAGAAATTCCCTGCGGTCAAAGGGCTTGAACATTTCCTCATATGCACCGTTGAGATATTCAATGCCCTTTGGTGTCCTGCCTAAATTATACTTGACCGCATCGGCAATAAGAAGCCTGAACACAAGATATCCTGTCTCCCTTACCTCGGCAAAGCTCATGTGCGCATAATCGGAAACAAGTTTAAGAGCGTTTGTCCCCGGCGAAAGCATGCAGGGTTCAAGTCCGTCGTCAAGGTTTATCCATGAGCATTCCGGAACCTCAAGCTGTTCAGAGTGCTTTTTCACAGCCTTTTCAAGCTCCTCAATGTATCTCATCGCTATCCTCACATATTCCCCGTGAGGGAGCCTTTGGAATTTGGGCGGGATATGAATGCCCCGCTCCCTGATAATGCCGTCAAGTTCTGCCTTTATGCCCCTGCCGTTTCCTCTCGTTATCTCCGCCGTAAGAGCGTCTGTGCGTTTTACACTGCATACGCCGAGAATAAGCTTTCCTGCTGCCGTATGCAGCGTTATGCGGTATCTTTCAAAATAATCGTAGTTTTTGTTTTCCATTTTCATATCCTCCTAAAAGGTCATAACGCCCGGAAGCACAGAGGGCGCCGACTGCTTTTTATCGTAAGGCTCAAGCATAAAAGCCTGGGTCATTGCGGCGATGAACGCCATAGCGCCGTCTGTCTTGCGGCTTTTCGGCTCTATCTTCTCGTATGCCACATTGCCGTTTTTGTTCATTACCTTTTTTACGTTTCCCAGGTACCAGCGCATTATCTTACTGTCTCCGAAATAAAATCGCCTGTGATTAAAGCCTGTAAAAATGTCCTCGGAAACCCCGGAAACGTGGGAGGGTCTGTTCATGTATACCCACCCGAAATCCTTGCCGTATTTGTTTGCCGCCTGCCGCTTTCCTGTCCTCATGCCCAGTATCTGCTCGCATTCGCGCCTTATGTAGCTGTAGCGGAAATTATCGCAGGCACCCGCAAGGAGCATTCTGCCCCTTGTCCGCTCCCTTATCCAGCGAACGGGCAGCTCCGCAGGTATTTCCGAGTCGTTTACCATGGTTGCCTCACCCCTTGCCACAGCCTCATCAACGGGAAATCGTATTTTTTTCAGGTCGTGGCTTTTTTCGCATATCCAGGTGTGCTGTTCGCAGTAGTAAACGCCGTCCTTAAGGGTAATGATAACCGCCGAAAAGAAGTCATTTATGGCAGCGCAGTCAAGTCCGAATATGCAGGGATATTTTGTAAGTTCTTGTATTTTTTCGGGCATTTCGCCGCTGCAGCAGTCGCTTATGATGTCCCAGCTTGCAAGACCGTCCTCGTCCTCGCCCTCGATGCAGTTAAAGCGCTTGACAATGATCTCCCTGTTTTCGAAAGGGCTGTCAAGATACTCATTGTAGTCCTTGCGCACACGCTCCTTAAGGACAGGAAACTGGTCAAGGCTCGGAATGGCTTTTATCCAGTTTTCCTCGTCTGACAGCTCGTCAAGAGTGCAGTGACACATAAAGGGGAGAAATCCGTTGTCGGGTTTTTCTCCCCTGAGTATCGCCCTGCCCCTTGCCTTGTATTCGTCAAGAGGACCGTCACGTACCAGTCCGTCCGTAGAGGTTATGAGAATACGGGGATCGGGTACCTTTCCCAGACCGCCCTGCGCCACCGTGATAAGCTTCTTGTTTTCAAATACATGCACCTCATCAATGTTTATTTTCCCGGGGCGTCCTCCGTCCTTCGTGCGGGGCGCCGATGTGTGATAGGTCCATTTGCTGTTTGTTTTGGTGCATGTGATCTCTTCCTTATTCCAGTGATAAAACCTTTTCAGCTTGTTCTCATGCTCTGTGAGTACCGCCGTCCTTACCTCCTCAAAGGAGGTCTTTGCATTGTCCTCGGCCGCCGCAAAGGACTGGATATTGTAGTTTCTGATGCCGTTCACAGGGGAGAGCAGGGAAAAATCCTCATAGCTTACAAATCCGTTCTTTCCGCTCCCTCGCCCCATATAGCCCAGCATGTCGGGGAAACGGGGCATGCCGTCCCGCCTGTAGGTGCAGCAGTGGAGAACAAAGCAGAACCGCTCCCAGTCGAAAAGAGCAAAGGGGAAATATTTTTCAAGTCCGAAATACTTATCGACCTTTTCCTCATCGATATAAATATCTTCCTCTTCGAATATCCGAAGCACCATTTGACACAGAAGCTTCTGCTCCTCGCATGACCGTATCTCTTCATTCAGTATCTTATCGCAGTAGCGCTTTATGTATTTCATTGCTTCTCCGCTTTTATCCCTTCCGTTGATCTCATTCCTCAGCACCGCCTTTCAGCAGCTCAGGGCTATCGTAAATGTTGCCTATAACTTCAACTTCGTAGCCATAGACATTGTCAAAGTCAACAGTTAGTCCGTCACCCTCGCAAATAAATCTTGCTGTTTCCGTATCGTATTTGACAACAAAATAGCCGTCACATTCAACGCTGATATTGCTTGTTTCAACCGCAAGAATATCGCCCTCAAAAATCTTTGTGTTATTCTTATCGGTCAAGCCTGTGAACTGTCCGACCGTTTCGGGGCCAACCTGTAACCAATCGTCATAAATTGGCGAACAAATATAACATTCACCGTCATTATATATCAGCAAACAACCTATCAGCCAATCGTCACCAAACGACCGCTTTCCTCTGAAAAGTATTTCACGCATTTTCTTCGCGCTTCTTTTTTATTTTCTGTATTTCGATAATTTGCTCTATCGTTGGGTTATCTCCCTCAATCCCGTAATTTCCTCCATAATCTTTAGGCTATCACCGCAGATTATGTTATTTTCAATTATCACCGCCGCCATCAGTCCTAACGCTGCAGGGGATTTCGGAAATTTGGCTATAAACATATCGAATAGCCTAAGCTTGCATTCCTCAACGTTATCTCTCTGTATGTCAATACCGTAAATGCTTTTTAAGGCTCTGAGTCCTTCCTCGGGTGTGCGGCACCGTTTGAATTTGCGTTCAAGGATTTCAGCAAGGATATTGCCGTTTCCGCAGGCAGGCTCTAAAAACGAGCTATCAATGTTGTTCCAAACATCAGAAGGGATAAGGTCGCACATATCCTTGACAATGTGCGGCGGCGTGAATACTTCTCCGAAGTCCTGAACCCGTTTCTTGCTTTTAATCAGATTATCCTTCATAGTCAATAATCTTCGCCTTCGGGTGAGCCTAAAAGTCCTGTATAAAATTCGATATTGCTCGGACCGAATTTCATTGCACCACCCTGCGCAGCCGTAAGATATGCAACTCGCTCAATGTTGTCAATGTGCTCCGCAAGCTGTCTGTCGGTCATCTTCCTTATAGCATCGCCTTTGCTGATTTTTTCTTTCGGCTCAATCATTTTCGTGACCTCACGAAAATGTCTGCAAGTGCTGCTTTTCATGTTATAGTCGCATTGATATCCGACGTCAAGGCATTCGGTACAGAGCATAAGAACTTTACCGCAAACGGGGCAAAACGCCTTGAAGCCTTGTTTCGGCACGTCCCACTCCATAGATATTTCACTGTCACAATTCTGGCAGCATTCATGCACAAGCTTGCTGTCTGCATTCGTCATCTCCTGTTCGGCATAATGCCTGCAAGCCGCTGTTGACTTCGGCTCATAGTATCTGCACACATCTGCCTTGGCACAGCTTTTACAGTTCGCCATTTTCAGCACTTCTCCTTCCTGTCAACAATTTTCCAAACCTCATGCAAAGAATAGGCAAGGGGCTTTCTGACATGGTCAAGTGTCACGGCTTTTTTATACTCCGTTTCAAGCATTTCCATTGCCCTTTCAAGGGTTATTCCCCGCCCCGAAGGCTCGGCACTTCGCCTGTTGCAGTTTGTGCAATATCCTGCACATTTTTTACAGCCGTCACAACCTGCCGATTTCGGCGGCGTTGTTTTTGGCATTGGTATTTTTGTCGGCTCTTTCGGTGCCAATATTATCATCCTTTCCTTATAACAGCCTTGCAGGTATTAACCATTGTGCCGCTGCCCTGAAGGACACCGTTGCATGGCAGTCGTGTTTCCTGCAAACAAGCATGGGAATACCTGCCATGCCTATTATCATCTGAACCTCTCCACCGCAGAACGGGCAGGGCATAAGCCCCGCTCCCTCCGTCTCTGAACTTCTGTTTTTCTGCATATATCTGCTTTTAAATTCGATTTTCTCCTTATAATTCCTCGTCCTCATCGGCTATAGGTTCGCTGAGACCCATAGCCTTTATAAGCTGTGCCATTTTGTAAACCGCCGTCTGATGCGCCGCAACCGATGGATTGACCTTAGTCCATTCAGTACCCCATTTGTCCGTTTCCTTGACATATATACCTCTTTTGGCAATGTCACTGCGAAAGGCTTCACGGGTCTTTCTCAGCTCCATGTAAGCCTCCGCCAGGTCCCGGTAATATGGCGTGTCCTTTCCCGAAGCTGCAAGCTGGCTCATCAGCGATTCCTTTATATCCGCATTTTTTACCTTTGCCATAGCAAAACCTCCCACTGCTTTTAAAAAATCATAGCACAAAATCAGCTCACCGAAATATCAGAATATGCCGTGTCGGCATCTCCTTCCGTTTCATGCTTTGCAGGGGGTATCAGACTTCCCGGCTCGGTAACGTAAGCTTTACGGAGCCGTAAATAAGAATTTCCGTGTATACTATCTACGCGCGTGCGCATGCGTGCGTGCACGTACGTGTGGAAAAAATTTTGCTTGTTCTCAATAGTCAAGGCTATTGCTACCCGATATGAGAAGCCAAATAATTTTGGCTTTTTTTCGACGGGGGAGTATCCGGAAATGCTACCACCTTTCCGGATAGCGGCTGTTGTCAGCCTTTGCTTTAATGCGCCCTTCCCGTTCTTCATGGCATGTGTGGCACAACGGGATAAGCTGTGCGTTCGTTTTCCCTGTTTTGTAATCATAAACAAATAGGGACAGAGCATACTGCGGATATTTTTTCAGCGGAAGCTTATGATGAACCATCGTTGCTTTGACGATAATCGACGGCGTTTTCTTCTTGCAGTCCTGGCACTCGTAATGATAAAATTCGAGTGCCTTTTTTCTCACCTTTCTCCATTCGGCTGATATGTAAAACGGATGAACATTTCCATCCGCTATGAGCCTTTTCAGCCAGATAAGAAACTTGGCTGTCATTTTCTGTATTTTCCTCTTTTCGGCGGAGGAAGGTTATAATATCGGTAAGAACGCGATATTGTGGCACATGAGCAGTAGAGCTTTTCGGAAACCTTCACCCTGCTGTATCCATTTTGCTCAAGCCTCCATGCTTTGAGTGCGTCCTCCTTTGTCAGGCATCTCGTGCAGCTCATTTGTTTATACCTCACTCTGTTTTTACGATACTGTATATCTGATACGGATAACCCCATATGTCCTCGCTGTTGATGAGGCTTTCCTTGCGAACGCTCCAGCCTTTGGGCGGTTTGGGATTTATGCGCCACTTTGGCGGTATTTGTCACAGCTGTCCGCAGGGCTGCCCCTGCACTCTCCCGTGACGAGGATATATCCACTGCCGCAGCGGCCGTAATATGGCGTGCGGTAAACGCAGGTTTTGCATTTCATTGTTTTTGCCTCCATTGGCTAATAAATAGCTAATCAATCCTTACATCGGATATCTTAACCAGCGTATAGCTTTGATACGGATACCCGTAAACATCAACGCCGTTGTAAAGCGTTTCGGCTTTTATTGCCCAGCCCTTTGGTGCTTTGGGATTTATGCGCCACGTTTTGGCGGGCACTATTTCCCGCACTGTAACCGGGCGCCTTAGCCCGTGCGATGGTATGTATGAGCGCATACCCTTTGGGTGTGCCTGGTGCTGTGGGTCTGCCACCCAGTAGCGGGCAAGGTTGTAATAATCATTGTCTTTGTAAAGGCTGCGGCCTACAGACACGCTGCCCCACACCGACCACAGCTGCTGGATGATGTGCAGAGGGATATCCTTGGGCAGTATCATGTGATGATGGATAGCCCCTCTTGATTTTGTGGTGTGGGTGCAGTAGAGGTAGTTCAGGGTATAATCTGATGGCTTGTTGAGCTTGCACCACTTTTTCAGTACCTTGCAAAAAGCGGCAACGTTTTTCTGCGCCTGCCACTCATCGGCAGGTCGGTCACCGCTTGCGTAGTAGTGGAGTGATATGTTATAATCACCCTCGCAAAAATTAAGCTGCATAAGCCAGCACAAATTACGGATGGTTATCTTTTCGTTGTGCTTTTTTACTTTGTCGGAGGTTTCGGCTGACTTTTTGGCACGGCCTCTCATACCGTGGTTATTGACCATACCGGACGAGTAGGTCTTGACAATGTGCCGCTCGTTTCCGATGTCAGTAACAGCCATCAGGTACCCTTTCACTTCGTCCCCTCCTTTCGTTCATAATTTTAAAAGATAATACTATAAACAAGTTATCAAGACCCTTTGAGGGTCATTAAAATTTATGATATACAGGAGCCTTATACTATATATAATGTAGGGCTCCTGTTACTGCTTTATTTGCCTTGCTTTAAATCGCTGAGGATAGCCTCAACAAAGGTAATGGCCGCAAGCCTAAACTTGCTTTGCTTGTCGGCGTCACTGACCTTGTTAAGCGCCCCGATAAACTTTTTGAGGTTGCTCTGGGTCTCCTCAAAATAAAACTTAAACTCAATAAGCTCAGCGTCCGCAGGCTTTGCAGCCGACTGCAATTTGCGTTCAAGCTCCTTTATTTTTGCGTTGGCCGCCTCACCGTCCGCTCCCAACTTGTCAATAAGGCTCTGCTTTTCGCTGTCGTGCTTTGCCTCAATAGCCTTTATCTGCTCGATGCAGTCATTTTTTTCCTTTTCGAGAGCCTTTATTTTTGCCTCGCTGTCCTTTGCCAGCTCCTTTTCGATTTCCGAGCGTATCTCTGAGATACGCTCCTCGGACGGTTCTGCAACAGCAACATCAATGGTGCGGTGGCTTGCTTCGTCCGCCTCCTCCCTCAGCCGTGCCGATACTTCAAGCTCCTGCTTAAAGCTTTCTTCCATGCTTTCCGCCTTTTCTACAGCCTCGTCACGCTCAGCCTCAAGGAGCGTAATCTGCTCATTGGCTGCGGCAAGCTTTGCCTTGTACTCTTCCGCTTCTTTTTTGGTCATATCTTCAAGAGCTCCGCTGGAATTAAGCTCCGAGAAATCCTCCTCGGGGATATCCCTCAGAATATCCAGCACCTCCACCTTAGCGCAGTTAAGCTCTGCAAGGCGGTTGCCGTATCTTTCATACACCCGGATGTGCTTTCTGGCCTGAGTGTAGGAAAAGGGATATCTATGTGCCGTGCTGTCCTCCATATACTCTTTAAAGGAACCAAAGCCCCTTTCGGCATATTTTTTGCCATCACATATAGCTTTTAAGCCCTTTCCGATTTCCAGCATACAGCGTGCCATCGACACGCTGCTGTTGAGTATGGAGTGCTCAATATCGTCAAGGCTCCACGTCATGCAATCATTATCGTCAGGCTGTCTTATCAGATTTTCCATTATAATTACCTCCGTTATAATATTCTCCGGTCCTTTCCAAGGCGTTCATTTTTGCCGTGTACTGCACTTTTGATATCTTTTTAAACACCAGGTCGAGATATAGCTGATACTCTCTCTCAAACTGCACTACATCCTTGTGCTTTGGGACTGTAACATTGTCCTTAAAGCCATAGCACTGCTTTATTTGTCCTGTTTTTGATACCTCAACGGTGTACCATGGCGTCTCAGGGTCCCACTGCTTGCGGATAAAAAAGATGTGCAGCATTCCTTTTGCGTGGCGCTCGGCATACGATGCCACGCAGTGGTCGAGGACCTTGCCCTCTCTTACGATATCCTGTATCGAGGTCGGGAGCACCGTTTTATAAAGAGCATTGCTGTACATAAGAGCGGAAAGCTCCTTTTCCTGCTTATCGATAAGCTTATTAAGCCTTCCCGCCTTTTCCGCTTTTGCTTTGTCGGCCTGGTCGTTTGTCTCTCTTATAAGTCGCTCGTGGAGCTCTTTGAGGTTTTTTGGAAACCTGAGCACGCTGTCTTTTGGATATCCCAAGTCGTCCATCATCCTAAGGCTATCATCCCACTCGGATATGTATATCTCTACCGCATCGGGTGCAAGTGACTGCTTTTCGATATGATTAAGCACCTTTTTGAGGGTGATATTACCCATAGCGCACAGTTTTACAATGAGCGGCAAGCACTCAAAACCATATTTTTCGGCGACCTCTATCAGCTGCTCAGGAGTGCCGATAGCCGCCTCTTTAGCCTTTAAATATGCTGACAGCTCGGCACCTTTGGTGTGGTCTGTCCTAAATTTGCCCGTCAAGCTTGCCTGCCAGTATCTCATTTCGGAGGCATTAAATCCGAGGCATTTTTTGACACCATCAGCCCTAAAATTAAGCAGCCGTCTGAAGCCAAAGTAGTTGTTGTTGACTATATCGCCAATGACAAAGCTAAAGCCGCATTTGCAGAGCTGCTCTGCCAGCTGGGGGTATTTTGAGGTAAACTCTAAATATCGGATGGGGTGTACGTTGTAGGAGCTTACATACTCATCCCAGTTTTGATATTTTAAAAATGTCTCATCTATTGCCGCCTCGTTTATGCAGGTGTAAAGCCTTGCGCCCTCAGTCTGGCTGCTGCTCCACATATAACCGCTTAGGTTAAAAAGCGGCTCGTTTAAGGTCGTCATTTTATACCATCCGCTGTAGCCCTTGTACTTCCACGCCTGGGATTCCCCGGGCAGAAAAGCGTATCGGCGGAAGGAATACACGTCCGTTTCAGGATTGTCTATATCACGCCAGCCTATTACAACCTTTACAGCGTGGATATACAGGTTGCCGTTTTGCGCAAGAAAAATGCAGAAGTTTCCACGGGATTCCAGGTTTTTGTGCCCTCTGCCCTCACATTTAAACTGCACCGTATGCCCGCACAACGGGCACTTGCCGTACTCATTATGTTTAAGCTGGTCGGGGAAGTCACTGCCTCCCACATCAATGCCATCAATATAGTAGTGCTTGTACAGCACGTCCGACCTGCGGCAGGCTGTACAATAAACACTTGCGCTGTTTTGCTCTTTCTCATAAAACAAAAACTGCGGGAGCACCTGAGTTTCGATTTCGTCCATCATTTCCCGGGGGACAGCCGGAAAATTGTGAAATTCCCGGCTCCGCTTTTCGGGATCCTTTATCATATCATAGCCCCCCTTACAATCCCAACAGGTCGTCCAGAGACATGGAAAGCGAAGCGCTTTCCGAAAGCGATGTGCTCTCCGCAGGAGCTGCTTTATCGGCAGGAGAGAGTGCACAGTTGCCCTCTGTGTTTATCCGCATCGTAAAGCTCACCGTGGCCGTGGGAAAGTAAAATCTTACCGCCTTTTTAAATGCTTCAAGGTCGGAAATCGAGCTGCCAACGTCCTTGGCAACAGCTGACATACAGTCGGCAAAATCGCCGCCCTGTACTACAGCTTGCGCAAACTCCTCCGACTGCTCGCAGAAGCTTTTAAGAGCCTCCTTTACAGCATCGGCCATAAACTGCTCCTTTGAGCCTTTTACCTTTGCTTTATCAAGCTTTTCAATAGCTTGTCCTTTGTATAACTCAATCATTAAAACCACACATTCCGCTCCCTATGCCTGATGCGTGGGAGCATAATATTTTTTGATAATCCCCGGCACGTCAAGCCGGTAATTTACAATATCCTCCAGCTGGGTGAGCTGCCAGCTCACCACCATCTCTCGGAGAGCCATTGCGCCTTTTGCAGGGTATGCAGGCAGGCTGTGATTATAGCAGCGGCGGTAATACTTGCAGAGCACGCCCCATATAAGTATCTCCCACTCAATCCGCTGCCTGTCCGATACAGGGCGATGTATGCGGCTTGCCGATATATACGCCTCAAAGAACCTGTTCAGCTCGGCATTATTGACATTGAGCTGATACCCGTAGGTATTTGCGCCTGCAAAAACCTTGCGTGAGCGATACTCAGCGTCTTTTGTCACATCTTCGGCAGTCTGATATGCCATTTTTCACACCGTCCCTTGACTTTTTGGATTTATGGGGTTATAATAATGGTGATAAAACTGCACCACATTTTTATCACCGGGCTTGCTGATTATTCGGCAGGCCCTTTTATTTTTCGCCCGGCTCTGTCATAGCCCTCTTTTAAGATATTAGGCAGCAGAGCGTTTCTAACGGCGGTCTCATACTCTCCCATTACCGTTACCATTGCGGCTATGGGGTTGTCACCGCAATATCTGATATCGCCGCCATTGTCGGCAACGATAAAGATATCATCTGCCGCCTGGGAAAAGGTACAGAGACCAAATTTTTTTGTAATCATTTTAGCCTCCCTGCACCCGACTGCAATTTCCGCTTTTTACGTTTCGGGGGCTTTTTATTTGCCCTGACGCATCCGGCAAAGCAACCGCCATCGGCGATATCAATGAGATACTGCTCGGACTGTATGTACTTGCCGTAAGTCATGCCCAGCTCATCGGCACGTCTGCTGCACTGCCCGATGTCGGGACTTGCGGGGATAACATCATCATAATTTGACATTGTTGCTCCACCACCCCTTGCACTCCAGCATATTATTACGCAGTGCCTCAGCCTGTTTAATTGATACAGCAGCTTTTGCCTTGCGCTTTTGCTTTGCCTCCCTGCGTGCCTGCTGGTTGGTCGGCATTTTGTCCTCATAGAGCAAGCTGTATATATCGGCAGGCATATATGACTTTGAGCGTACTCTGATAAGGTTATGGAGGACATCCTTGTATTTCTTCCTGTCCTCTTCGGTCTTTATTTCAAAGACCCCATCGTCAATCATCTCGTCAAATTTCCTTGCCTTGGCATATACTCCGTCCAGAAAGTCACGGAGCCGCTTGTCTCCGAAGCCGTACTGCTCCTTTAATACGTGGAGCACAAGCACAAGGTTATCCACCATTGTTTCGGATACGTCTCCCCAGAACTTCTCGGCGTTTGATTTTGGGCTGTAGGATTTCATCTTCTGTATGCCTCCTGTTTCTCGACAGAGGCAATTACCTCAATGCCCTGATATATCAGAGTGTAATATACAGTTGTATTGCTTTCAAACTTATATTCAAAGCCATCCCTTATAAGCTCCTCTTTTGTATAGCCTTCACAAAGCTGTACTCTAAGAACCTTCCTTTCGAGGATATTCTCCAGAATGCCTGAAATATTTTCGGGTACAGCCTCCCGGAACTTTTTATCATACCTTGCGCAGAGCTCCCGGAGCTCCTTGCTGAACTCTGCGGCAACAAGAGCGCCTGCCGCAATATGCTCATAGTTTATCATTTTTATTCCTCCAATATTTCCGAAAAAATAACGATGGCGTTCATCGGGCTGTATTCAGCTTCGTCATCCACGCCATTACGTGTATCGACTTCACAAATCGATGCAAGTATCCACACAAACATTGCCAGAGACAGCACTGAGACTGTGGCGTTTATTGCCATTTCCACCCTTTCTCTCATTCTGCACCCTCCTTTCTTATTGCTTAACCGGAAATCCCAAGCAGTACGTCTACAGCCGGTTGCATTTCCTTTGCCTGTTCATATGCGGCGATTATTTCCCCCTGCCTAGCTGTAAGCGGCGGTCTTACACTTCCGGGGGCAGGTCTTGCCCCGTCCTTCGTGAAATATGCCGGCATCTGATATTCCGGTATATCCAACAGCGCCATAAGTGCATATATGTCCGACAACTCCCACTGTCGCATTCCGCTCATGCGTTGTGTGACGTAGCTCAAACTACGTCCAATCCTTTCGGCAACGTCCGCCATGTTCATATATCGCTCCCTTATTGCTGCTCGGAGCAGCTCAAATTTGTTTTTCATACCGTTTTTCTTCCTCCTGACGATAATAATATTTTTATGCATGCTCTAATTCAAGGCGTATTATTTCAGATATGGAAATGCCGAATATCTGTGCAAGTTTTTCACATATCTGAACGTCCATTTTTTTCTGACGTTCGCCGCTCTCAATATAACTGTAATATTGCTGTGTTATACCGAGCTTATCAGCAATCTCTTTCTGCGTTGAATTACCTCTAAGAGCAACAAGCCATTGTCTCAATTTATATCACCCTTTCCGCTCCCGTGGGAGATTATGCCATCTGATCCTCTCTTGCAAAAAGCTGCTCGAGGGGCATATCGGTACCAAGGACATTTTTTATATTAAGTACCTCGTCAAATGTAAACTCATTTTTGCCGTTGCACTTGACTATAAAAGTCTGATACCTTATCTTGACACTTTCCGCAACCTGTTTTTTGCTGATGCCAAGGGACTTGATTTCTCTGTCAAGGTTCGGATATACGCACATACTAACATCTCCTTTCGTATATCGTGGCGAAATATCGTTACTGTAGTTTTATTATATAGCGATATTTTATCACTGTCAAGACTTTTTTGAAAAAATATAGTGATATATCGCCACTTTGTATGACTGCACAAAAAATATAGCGTTATTTCGTTATATTTTATTTTGAAAAGTATTGTTTTTTCGTTATTTCTGTGGTATCATATAATCATAGGAGGTGATAAGGTGACACGAGAGGAGTTTTTGAGCAAGCTGATAAAAAAGCAAGGTCATACTATCCAAGGCTTTGCAAAGCAAATCGGACTGCCTACATCAACACTGCGCTCAATCTTGAAAAACGTCGGAGGCGCATCTGCTGATAATGTCTTCAAGATATGCGGCGGCTTAAGTATAAAGGCTGACGACCTCAACACCGTTTCCGAGGTTGAAAGCACTGCCGAAAGCGGACCTGACCCTGACATATCAGCGGATAAGTTAAAAACGCAAAAAAAACCAAGTAAAAAAGATACCGAGTATATACACAAGTATCTAAGACTTACCGAAACATCAAAAGATGTTGTAAACTGCGTCATAGACTATGCTGAGAAGGCAGAGCAGCAATCAACGCAAACAACGACAATCTTCCGAGCGGCAAAATCCACGGACAACCACCCGCCCGAAGTAATCGAAACGGATAAGGATTTCAGCAAAATTCCACCGACAAAAATCAAGCTATAAGGCATAAAAAATCTCCGACAGTAGACACTACTGTCGGAGGTGATATGTCTGAATATAGATGTATATGGCTTTTACAAAAGGTATCAGAACGCAAGGGACACAGCATGGCAAACGCTGATTGATTTTAAGGCGCATGAGCTTCCTGTTCCGCTTGCGGATATATGTGGCTCTTTGGGAATAACGCTTTTGGACGATTCCCACGCACATGAGCTACGCCCAACCGAAAGTGGTATTGCTGTAAAGCAAGGCAGTAAGTGGTATATAATTTTTGACGATAGTGACACTCGCGGAAAGCAGCGTTTTACCGTTGCTCATGAGTTGGGGCATATCCTTATGGGACACGCCTTAAAAAATGGCTACTATACAAGGCGTGACAATATCGCTAAGCCTGCCGATGAAACAGAGGCGGATATGTATGCCGCACGTCTGCTTGCACCTGCTTGTGTGCTATGGGGCATAAACGCGTGTACTGCGGAGCAAATCGCGGCGATTTGCGATATAAGTTTGACAGCGGCAAAATATCGAGCAGAGCGCATGAGCCTGCTCCGCTCCCGAAATAAATTTCTTGTCTCTCCACTTGAAAGGGAAGTGTATGAGAATTTTCGGGAATATATCGAAAATCATAAAATTATATAAAATATTGTTATAAATCCCCCTGCTCAGGGGGACAGGGTATATAATAAAATTGGAGTTATATGCTCATATTTGAGTATATTTAATAAATAATTTATAACAAAGGAGAAATGAATTATGGCTGGATTTGGTTTTGATGCAGGACACGGAAGTGCTGAGGGAGGTGCTGGTGATGCTTATGTTGTTTTACAGGTTGTTCTTACCGAAAAGTTAATAGGCACAGGCTCAGGCACATCAAGCCTGACAAATTTGCAGAAGGTTATCAATACGCAGGCAGCAAAAGGGTACAGATTACATACTATTTCAACAACATCTTCCGGTTCAAAGGGATTCTTAGGCGGTGATAAGATACAAGCAACTATGGTATTCGAACGAATTGATTTAAGATAATTCGTTTGCCGGAAAGCAAAAAAAATCCCCCGCTTGGTGTTGGAGCACCGAGCAGGGGACAAAGGAGATATGAAAAAAATAATATCGAACAAATTTATTATATCATATCTCCCTCAAAAAGTCAAGGAATTTGCAGGAGCATTTCAGCCGACTGCAATTTGATATTTTCAAAGGGGGGTCATACCATGGGAAAAAGAACATCATCGGCATACTGGGAAGAAAAACGCAGCCGTTGGAGGATAGACGTTCAGAAAAACGGAATACGCAAAACCTTCTACAGCTCGGTTCCCGGCAGGAACGGCAAAAGAGAATGTCACGACAAGGCGGATGCGTGGCTTGATGAGGGCTTGATCGACCGCCGGAAGAAGGTTAAAGACATGGCAGAGCTGTACATTGGAAATTTGAAATGTACAACATCAAAAAGTCATTGGAGACAGTACGACAGCCATATGCGCAACTATATAATTAAATACATTGGCAACGTTGCCATGGAGGACCTTAACGAACAGCACATGCAGATGGTGATCAATAAGGCTTATATGCACGGACTGTCAAAAAAGTCTCTAAGTAATATCCGTGCCTGCGAACAGAATTTTATTAAATTTTGCCGCAAGTCCAAAACAACGACCCTTATGTGTGAGGATCTGATAATTCCCCGCCAAGCCGCTCCCTCGCATAAGAAGATTTTACAGCCGGAAGATATACGAAAGCTGTTTACGTGCAATAATACCATGTCATACAATAAAGTAGTTAGTGAGTCTTTTGTAAATGCATGGCGTTTTGAGGTCTTGACGGGATTACGCCCGGGAGAAGTGCTCGGATTGCAGAAATCGGATATCTTCCGTTCAACGATACACGTTCAGCGTTCGGTCAACATATACGGCGAGATAACATCGGGAAAGAATGATAATGCATGCCGAACCTTTGAACTTTCGCCTATGGCAGTCAGCATCGTAGAATGTCAGCTCGAATATCTCAAGCATTCCGGGATCAACTCACCGTGGCTATTCTGCGGCACGGACGGAATGCCTCCGAGAGAAGATTATTATTCAAAAAGGCTGAAACGTTTCTGCGAGTTTAATGAAATTACTGTTGTATCTCCATATGAGCTGAGACATACGTTTGTTTCAATCGCAAAAGAACTTAATCTCGGAACGCTGCAAACTATAGTCGGGCACTCGGCTGATATGGATACACTGGGAGTGTATGGCCATACAGTTAATGGTGAACTGCAAAATGCGGCACAGAATATCGAAAGCCTGTTCAATGATATTTTTGAGCAAGGCAAAGACAAAAAAGCAGGGGCGGTGTAAATCAAGCCCGCACTTTTGCCCGCACTTTTTGTATTATATTTGAAAAGTAAAATATTCTGATTATAATAAAAAAGTCAAATATCCTTTATTTATAGCCATTTGGGAATTATAAGAATTATAATGGCAATTTCTGCGTGTGGGTTCAAGTCCCATCTCTCGCACCAGATAATGATAATCCGAACCCGGTTCCAATCGGGGACGGCTTCGGATTTTTAGTATATCTTGAGTGCTAAAGCAAAAGCGGCGGTATCGCGAGTGATACCGCCGCTTTTGTCATACGCTCCTTTCCTTTTCTGTTTCCTTTGCCCTCTGCGCTTTCCATTCTTCAAATTCTTTCTGCCCCTCCGGGCTTTCAAAGAATTTTTGGATTTCGGGAAGTAAGCACCGGGCAAGGGCTTCTATTTCATGCTGGGGGATATTTGTATCCGGTTGCTTTTTTGCCATATATCGCCTTTCTCTGTATTCAGTTGTCAAGGTACAATACCGCTGTGCGGCGTGAAATGTTTTCTGCCATCAATCACCGTTCCCTTGTGTGCCGCTGTTGGTGTTTCAGTTCTGCCAGTACCTCCGGTGGGATACGGTCAACCAGCCGCTGAATGTCGTGCAGCTCGCTTTCCAGCTTTGCCCGTTCCATCGTATCTTTCATCTTGCCTTTTTCGCTGGCTTTGGCTCTGGCTTCCAACTGTTCATTCTCTGCCAAAAGGTCGTTTATCGTGACCTTGTATTTTTTGAGCTGACCGGAGAAGTTCTCCATCTGCGGAAACCACTTTTTCAGCAGGGAGAGGGCTTCCTCTTTCTTTTTTCCGGCGTT